TACCACCCCCACATTTTAAAGAAATCATACCCGCCCCTCTAGTCTTAGCAGTTTCTAAATAAGCATCTCTAATGGGTTTCTGAATTTCTCTTAAATCTCCATTAAAATTAATATTAATATCCTCTCCACCTTGTAATTTATCTTTAACTGGCGGACCAAAATTATCTATTCCATAAAATCTCGGCAAATAAAATGCTTTAGGAGATTCAGAAAGTATATTGAACTTCTTATCTTTATTTTGACCACCCTTTATTGGGTCATAGACATAAGGTAATATCATCATATCTTTTTTAATTTTATTACATTGGTCAGGTGTCAGATTTTTTTTTAAAACTTTATATCCATAACTAGTTAAGGATGTTTCCATTTATTATCTATATTAATATGGGATTTTATATTTAAATATTAAATTTACACATTATATATTATATATTATTTAAAAATATATTCTTATATAATATAAAATGCCTCCTAAAAAACCACACATATTAAATATATATTTGAAACATCATAAAGAAGCAAATCATAAATATGATAAATCTGTTGTATTAATGCAAGTCGGTGGATTTTCAGAAATATATAGTCATATAAACACCGATATTGACATTAAAGAATGTCCTGATTTAAAATATTTATCCGATATTACTAATTGTTCTATCGCTATTAAAAATAGAGGTGGAGAGAACGAACATTATATGATTGGTTGGCCTAAAATTGCCGACTCTAAATATATCCCCATTTTAATAAAAAAAGGATTCCATGTTATAATGGTTGAACAAAAAGAAGGTTCTAGCACACACATTACTAGAGAAATTACTAATGTTATATCAGCAGGAACATCTATGGATTATGATAATAATATAAATAATTATTTAATGAGTATTTATATTGAAGAATATGAAAATAATAATAAAACATTCCATGGATGTGGTGTTTCAATTATTGATATCTCTACTGGCAAAAATTACATTACACATATATTAGATAATCCGCATAATAATCACGATTATGAAGCAATGATAATTCATTTAGTAAATATTTACTCACCCAGTGAAGTAATTATTCACAATATGAATACTGGCATCAATAAACAAGATTATATCCGAATATTTAATATCCCTCATGAAAATGTATTAATTAATTTCTTCCAACAAGATATTAAAAAAATGATTAAAATTGATTATCAAAATAACTTTATAAACGAAATATTCCATTTTAATACCCAAACTTCTCCCATCGAAAATATTCATTGTGAAACTAAACCAGAAACTGTTCTATCATATATTTTACTATTAGAATATTGTCACCAACACCGCAAAAACATTAAAAACAACATTGAATTACCTGAACAAATTGAAAATATTAATTATCTTAATCTTACTAATAACTCTATCAGACAAATTAATATTATCTCTAATTCTAATAATTATAAAGGTTCCAATGATAGTCTATTAACTATTTTAAATAAATGTAAAACACCTATGGGTAAAAGATTACTCAAAGAAAGAATTTTGAAACCATTTATTGAACCAGATAATATTAATAAATCATATGATTATATTGAATTATTTTTAAAAGATAATTTTTATGAAAAGATTAGAAAAGAAATTTCTAAAATTTCAGATATTGAAAAATCTGTTCGAAAAATGGGACTAAATGAATATACATATGATGAATTATTTTCTGATAATATTTCATTTGATTTTATTAAATCTTCAATTGAATTATTAAAATCAGATTCTGAAATTTTTAATAAAATTCAAGAATATTCTCAAGATATTGAATTATTTTATGAATTTTTAAATGATATTAATAATCAATTCGAATGGGACAATTTTAACACAATTAATAGTAATAATATAATTGAACGCAGTTTATTTAAAAAAGGTATTTATTCTGAAATTGATGATATAGATGAAGAAATTTTCACAAATAAAAAAGGTCTAGATTATATCTGTGAAAGATTATCTAGATTTATTGACCAAAAAGGTAATACTAATTTATTACCTATTAAAATTGAATATACTGATAAAGATAATTATTATATTTATACTAGCAGCAACCGCGGTCTAAAACTAAAAGAGAAATTTCAAAACTTAGGGGATCTAAATATTATTGTTAAAGATGATGTAGGAGGTATACTTTATACACTAAAACCACAATCAATCAGTTTTACTAATATTAAAGGATCCGCATGCAAAATTGAATTGAATGAAATAGGAGTCATATCTAATAATTTAATTAAATTAAATAAAACTATATCATACTTGAATCAAAAATATTGGAATAATTTTATTGATGTTTTATATAAAAAATATAATAAACCTTTAAAAAATATTTGTAAATTAATTTCTGAGATTGATTTTTATTCAAATGGAGCATACATTTCTAAGAAAAATAGATATCATAAACCAACTATTATTCAATCTAATAAATCATTCTTAGATGTTAAAGAAATAAGACACCCTATCATTGAACTTATTAATGATAAACATGAATATATTACAAATGATATCAGTTTCGGATTAAATCATGATGGTGTATTACTATTTGGGACGAATTCATGTGGTAAGTCTTCACTTATGAAGGCAATAGGTCTTAATATTGTTATGGCACAAGCAGGAATGTATACTCCATCACTAAGTTTCAATTATTATCCTTATAAAAAACTATATACACGCATCCTTAATACTGATAATATATTTTCAGGTCATTCATCATTTATTGTTGAAATGAATGAACTGCGCGAAATATTATATTCATCTGATGAGTTTTCAATGGTTCTTGCTGATGAACTTGCTGTGGGCACCGAAACTACTAGTGCTTTATCTATTGTCGCATCATCTTTAAAAATTCTATGTGATAGAAATGTATCATTCATATGTACCTCGCACCTCCACCAACTTAATAATATTTCTAGTATCAAAGAACTTGATAATCTTAAAACTTATCACCTAAAAATTACAAATGAAAATGAAACTATTATTTATGACCGAGTACTAGAAGAAGGTCCCGGTCCAGCAGTATATGGATTAAATGTTTGTGCAGCATTAAATATGAGTCCTGAATTTCTCTCTCTAGCAAGACAAGTACAAATAGAAATTAATAAAGAAAACAATAATATCATTTCTACTAAAAAATCAACTTATAATAAAACTATTTGTATGGGAGAATGTTCAATGCCAATGTGCGACAATAACGCAGAGGAAACACATCATATTAATGAACAGGCTGACGCTGATAATTCAGGGAACTTTGATCATTTTCATAAAAATGCCACACATAATCTTATACCATTATGTAAAGGATGTCATGCTCAAATAACTTATGGTAATCTCCACATATTTGGATACAAAGAAAGTTCTGAGGGAGATGTTTTAGATTTTAAATTTATTGATAAACAAGATATTAAAAAATCTAATAAAAAATTCACGGATATGGAAGTTGAACAAATAAAAAAATATTATAATAAATTTAATGGAATTCTAACTAAACAAAAAATATTAGATAAATTACAATTAGATCATCATATCAAAATAGGTTTACAAACTTATAATAAAATTATTAAAGGGGAGTATTAAATATCAAGAGTTTCCATGTGATGTTCGAACCAAAATTTAAACATTTTATTAAAATCACCATTGTGTGTTGGCGCTTTTTTAATTAAATCGTGAATAATTATTTTATTATCATATTTTGGAGGATTAGAATTAGAAAGCGATACATTCTCTAGTAATGCATCATCAGGTAACTCATTACACAGTTGTTGCCATTCAACTGATTCACGCCCTGATAATAAATTATGATTATAGTTCCTGTTAGTCACCGCCGCCGTACCCAAAAGTTCTTTATTCAACCAATCAATTTCTTTTTTATTTTTTTCTTTTAATAGATTTTTAAACTCAATTAATTCAGATACTTGTTTTTTTAATAATTCATTATCTTCTTGTAATTTAGAAATTGTATCATTCGTTTTATCTTTATATATATTAAATTGATATTCAATACTATTCAATCTATCATCTATAATACCATTTTCAGATATGTGTCTATCTAATTTAAATTCTAAATCTAATTTAAAGAATTTTGTATCATTTTTCATTTCCATTTTAAAATTAATATATTCTTTTTCCTCTTTCAATGTATATTTGAACATACTATCTTCATCATTTACACAATCATTTAACATTTGATATAATTGTGAGAAATCATTTTGAATCTTATACAGGTTTTCATTACACCATTCTGAATCTTTTTTAATATGTAATTTATAATTAATACCTGTATTGGTATTCATTATATTAAATAATATAGTATTGACATCAATCATATCAATAGTATATTTATATATTTGTTCATCATTAGTATTATCAATTGATTCAGCAATTACTACTTCGGACATATTTATTATTAAAAAAAATAATATTAAAAATCAAATTTTAGTAAATTATTAATTTAAATTAGAAGAAATACCTCTCGCCCCAATATACTAATTGTGGATTTATTTTATGAATAAATATCATTACCATATATATCATATTTATTTAAATCTAATATATTATCACCAGTGAAATATATTTTAGGAAATAATTCTTCCATCTTTTTTACCCAACCTGTTTCATCATATAATACTTTTATATTACCATATTGTTGATAATGGAATGGGAAATATTTTGAACCCACATATCTCACATCACCATCTTTCAGATTGATAAGATGATTATTACAATAATTTTCATTTACTTTTTGACAATTACACCTTTTAAAATTAAAGTATCCTCCGTTTCCTTTTATGATAACACGTGCATAACATCCCTTATTTAAATCTTTTATAAAATATTCATCCATTTTTTTAATAAATCCTTTCGAATGAGGTTGTGTATGACCTTTCCATCCATCTGTATTTTCAATATTTATATTTCCATATAATAATTCTTTTGAATGTTTCACACAATAACCATTTACTATTTTTATTTTATCACATTGTGTCATATTTTCAATATTGTATCCACCACTAAATAGTCTTGCTTCACATTTATCAACGTTTTTTTTACTATCATTGTCATGTTTTTTTTCACATTTATCAACATTTTTGGGTCGAATATTATTAGGTGTGATTGTATTTATATTTTGATTTCCTTGTAATTTTAATGATTTATTTTCTTCAACTAATTTATCATATTCATTTTTTATATGACTTAATAATTCATAATTTTTCAATAATAAATCGTTCATATTGCTTTATTTGTGTTTTTTATTTAAGTAATTATTTTTTTTCTTTGAAAATAAAAAAAATGTTTAAATTAAATTTTAGTAAATTATTTAGGAATTGCATCATATATTTTCTCCATTCTACTATTTACATTATCTGTTCCTCGCAAAGTATATAATTCTGAATCACGAGTTATCCTAATACAATTGTTCCATAATGGATCACAATCATTCATACGGATTATTTGATCTTTTGTATAAACTGTCGGTACAGGAACAGGGATATTTCTATTCTCATATCTTTTTTTGAAATCAGCAAAGAAGTCTTTAGTACTCTGAAGTGGTTCCATAATTTATTTTAAAAAAATATTATATAATAATCAAATTTATTATTTATTCACAATGGATCAGGATGCTTACAAATACAACCATTTTGACGAGTACAACATCTACCACGATCAGGGAAGATATTTGGATCATATTTATCATTGTTGATAATATGTGTTTCTTCCCATGCCTGTGATAGTTCATTAATGACAAAAGATTTAGTATCTGGTTCCCATTGTTCATTGAAGTTGAAGAATACTGGATAAATTTTAGTGGGTTTATCTTTCACATATGGTGATTTCATAGGTGTCATATCCACTTCAGGTTCCTTGGATTTCTTAACATGACTCTGGGTTTTGATTTTGAATGGTCTGCCCATATTTATTTATTATAATAATTATTCCAAAAAATTAATTTCAAATTTTATTTAAATTTTTATTTATATAATCTTCAATCGCGGATTGAACAGCATCCTTCGCTAACATAGAACAATGTAACTTAACCGGTGGTAGTTTTAATTCGCTAGCAATATCATTATTACTAATCTTATAAGCATTATCAATATGCATATTTTTAATATGTTCTGTTAAATATGATGATGATGCAATTGCTGATCCGCATCCAAATGTTTTAAATTTACTATCTATTATTATATTATCTTTTATCTTAATAGATAATTTCATGACATCCCCGCATGCTGGTGCACCTACTAATCCAATACCGACATCTGTATCTAATTTATTAAATGATCCAACATTCCGTGGATTTTCATAATGCTCTATTACTTTTGTATGATACAATTTACTTATTATATTTCTAAACATATATATTTAATTTAATAAAAAAATATTTAAATAGTTATTTATATTTATATTCAGTTATAATATTTCTAATATGATTGGACAGTGATCTGATCCCATAATACTGCCATCTATTTGACAGGATTTTACCATATCTAAATATTTATCTTGTAAAAGGAAATAATCTATTCTCCAACCTTTATTAGTATCCCTTGACCTTGAACGCATATTCCACCATGTCCACTCAGATTTATCTGGGTTCATATATCTATATAAATCTGTATAATTTTCAAGAAATGCTTTGAACATATCTCTCTCTTCTTTGAATGCCCCTGGTGATCTAGCCTTATCAAGTGTAGTTGTGTTCCATATATCAGACGCTTCTGATACAACATTAAAATCACCAGTTGTGACCAACGGTTTATCCATATGACAATCTATAATTTCTTTAATATTCTTATCCCATGTCTGAGTTCGATAATCAAAGTTCGTCCCAGAATTAGGCACATACATATTTATCAGCGAAAAATCATTAAACTCAGCATACATAAATCGTCCTTCTGAATCATTCAAACCTTTATATTCATATGAAACAGATAGTGGTTTAACTTTAGACCAAATACTTGTTCCAGAATATCCGGTACCCCTGTGACCTGTCCCCTTTGATTCATTCCAATACTTATATGGATACATCCCACAACCTGGACATATCTTTTCACCTAATTTAATAGGACATTTAGTTTCTTGGATACAAATTATGTCTGGATTATGTTTCTCAATTAATATCTTCATATTACATTCGTCTAAGACAGATACACCCGAAGCAGTAATCTTACCATCACAGACGATATTACTCCGGATTCCGTTCACGTTCCAAGAAATGATCTTCATACTTAGATTATTGAATTATAAAAAAATAATAATATTATTTCAAATTTATAGTTTTGAAATTATTCTCTCAATCATTTTTATAATTTTATATTTTTGTCTATGCCAGAGTATAAAAACAATGTAATGAGGATTAATACAATTAGTCGCGAATCGATAATGCACAACTTAAGGCGACTGCTGGTAACGTTACTCCTCGGTATGAATATCTTACCGTCAACTACAATGTCCTCAGTATCATGTCGGGTATGGATGGATGGATTAGATTATTCTAACTGAATATTTACACAGACTTTTTTGGGTGACTTTAATAATTTCTTTAAATTAAAATATATTATATTATAATATAATTAAATGGGAGGAGGATTAATGCAATTAGTAGCTTATGGTGCCCAGGATATTTATTTAACAGGTAATCCACAGATTACTTTTTTTAAAGTTGTTTATAGAAGACACACTAACTTCTCTATGGAATCTATAAAACAAACATTTGATGGCAATGCTGATTTCGGTGGTGAAGTTGTGGCCACTATATCAAGAAATGGTGATTTAGTTCACAGAATGTATTTGGAACATCATGCCAAATTCATCGCGACGCAGTCGCACATCACCCACCACGACCTTATATGGACTATGTCCTTCTTAGGTGTAGTTTCAAATTATGGTAGTAATTTAATGAAAAAAATGGAAATAGAAATAGGAGGTCAATTAATTGATAGGCATTATGGGCATTACCATGCGGCTCATAGTGAATTAACTGATTTTAATCCAACTGGTTATCATACCACTTTATATAATCGTATGAGTGGTAATGGTATCGGTGTTCAAACCGGGCGCGCGGTGTACGGCGTCGGCATCGAAAATCGCAAGCGAGCAACGGAATCCGGTTGGACCATCGTGGATGAGGTCGGGTACTACACGCCCGAGGCCACCGCTCCCGGCTCCCCCCCGCGGATGGACGGTAAATTCTTTATACCCCTCAATTTTTGGTTTTGTAAAAACCCAGGACTCGCTTTACCACTAATTGCACTCCAATATCATGAAGTAAAAGTAAAATTTCAATTTGAAGATATTTGTAATTTAGTACTAGAGAGCGAACAATTTTGGCACATCGCCCCCGGCACCGTGTATAGTGGCATTCCTTCGAATAATGATGGTTCAACATTTGATTTATGGTGTGATTATATTTATTTAGATACAGATGAAAGAAGACGTTTTGCTCAAGTTAGTCATGAATATTTAATAGAACAAGTACAACATACAAGGATTGATGAAACGGACGCCTTTACAGCAGATTTAAATTTTAATCACCCTGTTAAAGAACTAATATGGAAAAATGAGCACCATCCGGTGTTCAGTCCCGGGGCGCTAACTAGATTGTTTGGGGGCAGCATTAATAATGATGAATACGGACAAGGCAAGCACTGGGAATATAATCAAATTTCATATGTAGGGGCACCTTTCACTTTGAATGGTGATTTTCAACTAAAATTAAATGGTCATGATAGATTTAAAGCACGTGATGCCAAATATTTCACGAGGACGCAGGTATGGCAACATCATACAGGATATGGTGGATATATTGGTCAAAACAGTCACCCAGAAAAGGGAGAGATTGCACTAGGTCTAGAAAGACGCGATACTATAGCAGTATATTCATTTGCTCTTAAACCGGAAGAACATCAACCATCAGGAACATGTAATTTTTCAAGAATTGATAATGCTCAACTTATTAGAAGTGGGACATCTTTAAATCATTTATATGGTGGCGTGCATGTATATGCTGTAAACTATAACGTCCTCAGAATCATGAGTGGTATGGGTGGTTTAGCATACAGCAACTAAGTTTCTAACTAAATAATCAAATTTTGAAATTATTCTCTCAATCATTTTTATACAACTTTTATTTTAAAAAGTATCCAGATAATATTTTTTTTATATTTTATATCTAAATTATCACTACAACTAAATATATCAATACATATTGATTTATTTCTGGCCAAGTATGCATGCTTAAAATGAGATTCACTCAATAATGTTATCAATGTAATCCCATGCTATTCTAACTTATGTTTCAACTCAGATAGTTTCGTTAATTTACATATCTTAATTAATTTATCTGATAATTCTTCAAGTTTTTCTAAAGAATTTAATATATCATAATTCTCACAAATTATATCAATCAATAAATGTTCCCCTAATTTCATTATTTATAAAAAAATAATAATATTATTTCAAAATTATTACAATGATATAACAGACCCGTTCTCTCTATCAGGAACAACCTTATTGGGTTTATTACGCCATGCCTGGTATCCACCGAAACAACAACATATCCCCACAACCGCCATTATTATCAATGATATATATAATACAATCAAAAGGACAAGCATTTCATCCTCCATTTTAAAACTAAATTTTACGTATAATAATAGTAATAAATCAAATTTATTGTAAATATGGATACTCCAAGAATGAATGCTTGAATTACAGGGAATAATATATTCTTTTTCATATATAATCCTTCCAATTTATATCCTAATTTATTTTTATAATATTCTCTTACACCGATTCCAGAAGTAATACACATATTAGTATAACCATTCTCTAAACTGATCCATTCTGCTTTTTTAACTAATTTCTTTCCTAATCCTAAATGTTGAATACCTCCTGATTTACTATTAACTAGAGTTGTCTTTCCATATACGTGTAATTCCCTAATTATAGCACAATTATATAATTCAGGTAAGAATGGATTTTTAGATTTATCTGATAATCTCAATCTACAAAACCCTAATATATTCTTTCTATCTTTTGTTTCATATCTTATGAAATATTCTTTGGTTTCTGACGATTCGAATGAATCTATTACAAGAACAGGATATTCTGTCAATTTAGTATCTTTTATTTCTCTTCCTCTAATTTCAGATGTATCTACTTCTTTATCAATTATTTCTCTAAGATGTCCTTCCTTATTTCCGTGATGAATATAATCATTAGGTATATCTCTGATAATTCTGGGTACTCTTACCCATGGCTGAACATGTTTCATATAATATCCAATTAGATCTCTTAAATAATAAGGATCTTTATCAACATTATGAGTATATTTGCCTTTATCCGCCCATTTCTTGATTACTGTATAATCCGTTGCGACTGTCGGATATATCTTATATTCATCACATAATAAATTAGGATCATCTAGAATTTTCTGAAACATTTCAAAATCCTCATCTTTAGTAGCATATGGTAAATCAGGCATGAGATGAGCAATTATTTTAAATCCACTATTCTTTAATAATTTAATGGCCTGTATTGAATCTTCAATAGTATGACCACGATTTACAATACTCAATAATCTATTACTTGTGTGCTGAACACCTATTTGCATTCTAGTCACTCCTAGTAATCTTAGAAAATATATAGATTCATAATTAATTCCATCTGGTCTTGTTTCTAATGTTAAACCTATAATTTTTATTTTATTTGTTTCATTTATTTGTTGCTCTTCTTTTAATGATAACATTTTTCTTCCTTTCTTCAATGGGTAAATATTACAAATATAATAACATTGAATACAGAAATATGTTAAATATTCACGTGGATATTCTAATACAGTTCCACCTAATACAATTAATTCTATTTTATCCAAAGGATGACCCATCATTTCTAATGTAGATAATCTATCATATATCTGTTCCATAGGAGCGAAATCATTTCTACTTGCTCTTAAACATGCTGGTTCTCTGCTTAAATAACTCCTAGGCATAATCATTTTACCATCTTCTATTTCATTAGGACAGAAATAACAATTATGCTTACAACTAAATTTCTGAACATGTTCTTTACCTTCTTCATCTATCCATTTGGGATAGGGTGATGTTAATATTGATACTGATTGTATTCCAGATAAAGACCGTTGTGGTTTCTTTATCAAGAATTTAAGAAAATCACTATCTAATTTACAAATATTATTTTCAACTAAATTCAAATAACTTTTTCTTAAAATAATTTTATTTAATTTTTCTTTGAAAGAATATTCTTTCATAACTATTTTTAATAATTTATTAAAAGAATATTCTGTATTCTTTAAATAATGTTCATAGAAACTTTTAGTAATATTATCATATTTATTAATATTAAATGTCATATCTTCAATATCCATTTTAGAATTATATAAAAAAAATAAATTTAAATATCAAATTTATATATAATATATTATATATTATACATAATGGCAGATAGAAATTTAGAAACTCGACGAACCAGCGATTCAGAACTCGGACAAATGGTGGAAATATTAGGTACATCAATGGTAAAGGCCATCCCCAAAATTATTTTAAAACATCCCGATTCTGATTTGGATGCGTTGATGCACTTGGTTGTACAGGACCGTGACCTGCCCGTACATATTCTTACTATTATAAGAAAATATATAAGGGACATCATGGGAGATCCACGCATACAAGCATCTCTGGTCAGAGGTCAACGAACCAGAGATTCAGAACTCGGACAAATCTCGGAAATATTAGGTCCATCAATGGTAAAGGCAATACCCAAAATTATTTTAAAACATCCCGATTCTGATTTGGATGCATTGATGCACTTGGTTGTCCAGGACCGTGACCTGCCCGTACATATTCTTGCTATTATAAGAAAATATATAAGGAACATTATGGGAGATCCACGTATACAAGCAGCTCAGTCCAGAGGTTTCGCGGACGAACCCATCATCGTCGAAGCCCGACTAGTGGAACCTGACGATTCAGACCTGCCAATACTACCAGTTCTCCACACAACCGGCGCATCAAAGAAGAAAAAACCGAAGTCGCGCCGCAAAACTAAGAAAAAAATAAGGTCTTCAAAAGGGTCTAAAAAACTTAAACGTTATAAGAGACGCCCAAAATCTCATACTAAGCGCCTCATTAAAAAAACAAAATCTAGAAAACTATCTAAAAGAAAGTAAGTATCAAATTTAAATAATTTCCCATTCTTGTTTTTGATATAATTTATATATAGGGACTGGTTTTTTATAAATTATTATTTTATCAGAACTTTTAATATCTTTATCTTTATCTTTATCTTTATCTTTATCTTTATCTTTATCTTTATCTTTATCTTTATCTTTATCTTTATCTTTATCTTTATCTAATTTAGTATTTTCTTTTGAATCGATTACTAAATCTACCACAGGATTATTTAAATCTATTATTTCATCAATATTATTTATTTTGTTATAACAATAATAATAAGAATAAAAAAGGGCGCTGGTTGATATTAAGGAGGCAAATATTAATTTCTTCATATATATAATGTATATAATATATCACCTTATATTCCCACAATTTTTACATACATAGTACCTTTCTCCATATTGACATGATTCTCTTTCCATTACATAGTCATGGTTACATTCTGCTATAATTTTATTATTTAATTTACTCTCGTGTGCTGTCAATATTTGTATTCTATTTAAATAATCTTGTTTTAAATCTCCTAATTTATGTTTTTTAATTTTATCTGAGAGTTTAGTATCACTCAAGAAATTCAAATCCATTATTATTATTATTAATATATATAATTATATAGTTTCAAATTTAATTATTAACATATTATATATGGATGATTTATTATTATTTTTGATATTATTATGTGTGTTTTTTTCAGTAATGATATTTTTTAATAAAGATTTATTTGATAAAGATATTATTAGAGTAAAATCAACAATAGATGATCAAGTTTATCTAGTAAGAAAATTACCAAATTCACAAGAAGCTGCTAATTTGCTTGCAAGTTATAAAAAAGATATACTTAAGATATCACAAAAATTGAAAGAAAAATATATAGATAATGCGGATAAAAGTGATTCAGAATATGAATATAGAAAAAATGGAGTTGAAAGATTATTAAATAATTTTAAAGTAAATAATTTATCTGAATCAGATCCATATCACAAATATAAATCTTATATGATAAATAAAGGTGAAGAATTGTATTTATGTTTGAGACATACAAAAGATAGAAATTATGAATTTAATGATAGAAATTTAGTTATTTTTACAATATGTCATGAACTATCACATGTCTGTAATATAACTTTACAACATCCCCCTGAGTTTTGGGATTGGATGAAAGTATTATTAGAAGCTGCTGAAGAAATTGGATTATATAAACCTGTTGATTATGCTAAATATCCTGTTCAATATTGTGGTATGGCAATAAGTAGTACTCCATATATTTTTAACTAATTCTGTTTATATTAGGGATTGAGTCCATTACATACATGACCACCAAATGCGCCTTTATTATTTGGACCGATATGATAAGGACAAAAATGTTTCTTACAGAATATACACTGTATTTTTATACCCTGACAATTACTTTGATTAACTCGTATACCAAAAAAACCCGCATCTAATTTTGTTTCTAATATTTCACAAGGACCTTTATATTCTTCAATAATATCTAAATTTATATCAGTACTTTTAGATTTATCAATATCTAAATTGGGACTTTTTAATGGAGAAGTTTTCCTCTTACTATCTTCAACTAATTTTGCTTTAACTTTAACGTTTTCTTTTATTTTGGCATCTACTGTTTTAGCAGAATGGTAATTTTGATTTAGAAAAACTCCGCATAAAGTCAGAACTGCTGTGCACATACTCCCTGTTAAAGATATTAATGCTATAATAATTTCTTTATCAATACCTTCATTATTCTCATATATAATTGATGAATTATTACTCATAGTATATAATGTCAATATTTTTAAATTTGATTTTTATAAAAAATTTATTAATTAAATATAAAATAATGATTGTATTCTGTTCAATTCATGGTGAAATTAATATCTCTGAATATGCTAAAAGAATCATTGATACTCCTGAATATCAGCGATTAAGAAATATAAAACAAGGAGGTGCTGTATATTCTGTATGGATTGGTTCATCACATCACAGATTTGAACATTCAATTGGTGTATACCATCTATCATGTAAGCTTATGGACTTATTAAACCAAAAGGGTCTATATTTTAATGAAAAAGAATATAAATTAGTTTCTGTTGCTGCTCTTATTCATGATTTAGGACATTCAATTTCATCCCATCTATTTGATGATTGGTTGAATGAAATAGGTATATATTCCGAACATGAAGAAAGAAGTATTGAAATATTTAAATATATGAATGAAAAATATAATTTAGGATATAATAGTAATGATATATCATTTATTAGTAATATAATTAATCCTAATTATGATGAACTAGAATATAGTAAAAAATATTTATATCAAATTGTATCATCTGAGAATGGTATTGATGTTGATAGGATGGATTATATTTTAAGAGATTGTAAATATTCAGGTATGAGATATTCATTTGAACTAGATACTATTTTACAGAACACATTTATTAGTGTGACAAATGAAATTGTATATTCAGAAAAAGCAAAATGTTCTATTGATTCATTCTTTCATTCTAGATATTCATTATATAAACAATTATGTAATCATCCTACAGTACTTGCTATTGAATATCACATTAAAGAAATTTTAACTGAAATTAATAATGTATTTAATATTTCAGATTCTGTTATAAATGACGATTGGATAAAATTCTGTAAATTTACTGATGATATATTCTCTACAATAGATTTCATAGAAGATCCACGATTAGATAAAGCAAAAGAATTATTAAATAATATTAAAACTAGAAATATTCTTAAATTAGTTGGTGGGGTTATTTCTAATAAGGATTTAAATTTAGTATCTGAGAATGAGAATGTAATAGTTATCAAAAAAAAAATTTCATATCATAGTTATTCGTTGCCCCAATATATTTCAAATAGTAAAAATAAAACATTATTAAATTCTAATAAATATCCTGATGAATATATTATTAAAATTATGTGTAAAAATCCTAATGATCCATATGCTTTATCTTTATTAGAATCTATTTAATGAATGATATATAATAAATTTTTTTTAATTCTTTATTTTTAAATAATATATTATATATATTAATATGATGTCTCATACTATTACAAATCCAACATTATATGATACATTACCATTACAAAAACAATCATTTAAATTTACTAATATAATAACTAATGATAATTATGATATAGAATTATATCCTGATGATACTAATTTAAATGTTTTAAATAAATTATGTGTAAAATTAAATATTTTAACTGATGAAATATGTGCTTATGTTAATGATTATAAACTTATAGGTTTTTCATATGATAATATAAATATTAAACAAATATTTAATAAAAATAAAATAAATTTATCCAAATATCTAGATGAAAACTTTGTAGATAAAATTGGTAATAAGATAAATGTTTATAAAAATAATTTAATGAATGAACTTTTTGAAAATAATTTAAATAATGATAATAATATTAATTATTTTACATTAAATGATTTATTAGGAAAGAAACCTGAAATGGATAATCAATTTTTATATTCAGTCATTTACAAATATTTCCCAAATATTAAAAAAGATTACATAGATAATTATCTGGATAAATCTAATTCAGATTTAAGGAAAGATTATATTAAAAAAATTAAAAAATTATTATCTGCTAATGATTATTTTTTGGATATATTAGATGATAATGTAAATGAAATACTTAAAGAACAAAAATTTACTAGTAAATTATTAAATTTTAAATGTAATAATCTTGAAAATAATATAAATATTATTAAATTATTTTCAGATTATGAATTATCATCTAAAAGGTTTTACACAAAATTAATTCTAGAAGATTATAAAAATTCATTTTTTAAATTATATAAACCTGAATTAAAACTAAAACTATCAGATGATAAAAGTATATTAGATAAATATATATGTAATAAATTATTAAATGATTTCTCTGATAATTTGTCTTTGCCATATGATTTTAAATATATGCCTCCATCCATACAACCACGAAATTGTATGATTTTTAAAACATATCTAAAGAAATATAATCTATTTTATTCATTTATTCTTTTTATGAATGGAAATTATGATTTTATAATTAATAATTATTATGGTATAAATATTGATGATGATATCTTAAAAGTAATAAAAAGTGATATTAATACTTTAATAAATAACATAAACAGATACAGAATTTATACTATTAATAAAATACCTAGATTAAATGAATATAATGATAAAATATGTTTTATAAATACTAAAATTATATTTTCAATGGTTAATTTTTATGATTCATCTGGAGACAGTATATATAATAAGTCGAACTTGTTAAAATATTTATCTAATTTTTATACTCATATTAGAATTGTTAAAGAAAAAATGGATTTAGATCCGGATACTATTATTTTAAAATATAAACGTGTCGCCAATTATGAACAAATTGATACAATACAAAGTATTATAGGTGCGTTACATGATCCAAATATAGATATACCATCTGAAGAGTTTATAGAAATTATTTCTCAAAATACAGGTATTAGTATTGAAGATGCTACTCTGGAATACATAAAATGGGGTGAAAAACAAGAAAAAAATGAGTTTAAAAAAAAATCATTTAAAACAACTGAAACAGGTGCCGAAATTATAATGAATAAATATTTAGATAATTATATAAATTTTGAGATATATAATGTACAATCCAGAAATGAATTAAATCGTATTATACAATTTATAAAAATATTTATGAAATTGTATGAACAATTTATTAAAAAGAAATTACCTAAAAAATTAAAACCTTTATTCACAGAAGATATTGATAAAAATGGAATAGATGGTATACAAGAAGAACAACAATTATTTCAATTTATTGAAGATCCTACTCCATCAGATATACATAGTTCTCAAGTAAACAATGATCAAGAAGATGATGATGACGATTCAATAAATATTTTATCACAATCCGAAAGTAGTTCATTATCAGACCTAGAGTCATACGAATCGGATCAAAGTGCTGGAGGTATGAGGAAAATAGGTCCAGGTAAAGACTCATATGACTTTTTAAATAATTTAAAAGGATATGATGATAAATTATTTTCATCTAAATCTAGTAAATTTTCATTTCCCTCTAGATGTACTAATAATCAAGGTATTAGAATGCCAATACCTCTTCATGATGATGAATTAGAAAAATTAAAAAAATATGATATTTTGAAAACTGTTAGAATTAATGGGACTACTCGATTAACACAAAATGAAATTAATGGTTATATACTAGATTGTTACACTGTTGATAATTTAATAGAAATATTAGATCTAAAAGGTATTAAATATTCTGAAGAATTTCCATCATTTTTAAATACAATCTCGCAATATAAAATTGGTGATAAAACTTTAAATATTAATTATATTTGCCCTAAATATTGGGATATTGCCAAACGTGTTTCTATTCATCCTAGAGATATATATGATAGACTAGATGATATTATTCCTCAAGGATATAAAGGAGAGACTTATAAATCTATTATATGTAATGAAGGTAGTAATTTTCAAGGTGTCGACGACTATCAAATCAAAACACAACAAATATATTTTTTAAAACATTTTGAAGTTTATAATTTATTAAAAAATAAACTAAATGAAGAAAATATAATAAGATTGGAAAAAGGATTAAAAGATTCTATGAAAATTGTCAAAACAGATATTAAAAATAATTTTAAGAAAGAACTCTTGTGGATTGAAAATGAAACATCTGATAGGAGTCTGATGATAGAATTTAAGAAGCAGATTAATGATATATATTCTAGAAAAGACACCACATTATTAGAATTAGGTATGAAATCTTTTAATGATTATATTATAAAAAATATAGAACCAGAATATTACGATTTATTACATCAACAAATTGTAAAATATATACAACCACAATTTTTAAAAAATGCTGATGTTGATGGATTTTCTGTACCATGTTGTTTTACCTACAAACCAAATTATCAAGTAGGTTATACTACTATTCCAAAATTAGATAAAGTCAATATTTCAATTACTGATTTAACACCATCAAATATTAATAAATTCGCTCATATTCACCCAAAGTTACAAACCTTATTCGGATTTCAAAAAGAATTCCATGATAATGATAGTCATTTGGGTGGATTTATTAAATTTGGTGTAAAACAAAACAAAAATTCTTTAATAAATTGTTTGAGTAATTTTTACTTTAAGAAAAATACTGATAAGAATTTTAAAAAAGAAATATTAGAAAAATCATTAACTGATGAAAATTCATTATTAACATTTATGAAATGTGGTGATGGTAATATTGTACAATTATTTAAATCTTCTTCATATAATATTAATGATATTTATTATTTTTTAAATTATATTAATGAAAAAGACATAAAAAAACAATTAAAAAAAATTAATATTAATACTAATGAATTGAAAGAAATTAAAAAACATTTTAGAAAATATATATCTGATATTGAATTAGATAAAGATAAATCAGATTTTGATAAATATAAATATATTAATATATTCAAAGATTTAATTTATAAATCTAATAATATTAAATTTATATATGATTTAATCATATCTAAAAGTAATTTTATTAAATATCTAAATTCAAATGAAATTAAAGATTATAAATATATTTTACCATTAATGTCTGAAATAAATAATAATCATATTTATATATTATTTGAAAATAATGACGGTATTATCAATATTCGATTACCATTAAATACATATGATATTTATAATGATAAATGTATATTTAATTTTATATATAAAGAAGAAGATATATATGAACCTATTTACTATTTTAATGATAATAAAAGATATAACATAGCAAATGAAAATATGGAATGTAATATTAAATATAATATGCATTCTGATGATAAAATAAATGGATATATAGATAATATATTAAATAGTATCTCTGATGAAATAAAAGAAATATACCGCGAAAAAATCGCAGACATTAAAATATTTGAACTAGACGATTTAATTAAAGTAATAAAACAGAGTGATGATGAACCAGACAAACTATTAGTTGATCCTTATTGTAAAGTATCTCATGTTATTACTAAAAATAATTGTATATTCCCTATAATTCCATCTGGAATTATTGATGGATATGAATTAATTTATTCATTTGATAATAAACCATCTTTTAAAAAATACCTAGAATATCGTAAGAAAAAAGTTGTATTAAAAAAAGACAAACCCGGGGTGGAAATATATATGGATAAACTAAGTATAAAAGGATTCATCTTAAATGATAAAAATAAAATTATTAATATTGTTTTTAAAAATAATACATATATACCTATAGAAGAAGAAGAATATAATCCAAAAACGAAAAATATGAAATACCCCATATTAGGATATAAAGATTTATTTATTATCGATAAAGACTTACAAAATTTTTCTAAAGAAACTGATGAAAGATATTTATATAATACTGATAATGATTACCTAAATTATATAACAAATTTAACTATCCAAACCATTATTTATTATATTAAAAATAATTATAAATCTAATGATTATTTTACATATACCACAAAATTTGAGGAAAAATCTGAATATACATTTAAATTAATTCCTAAAATTATTAATAAAAAAATAGTTAATATTGTTGAAGAAAATACTGATTTAATAGATTATTTTTATGATCATAATAAATTTAAAGGAACTATAACTAAAAAAGATGATCCTATTAAAGATAATCCCTTGTCTAAATTAATTATAAAAAAATCCTTATTAAATGAATTATACTTAATTATAAATAATAATATTAAGATTAATCTAGACATACAAACAGACTTATATGAATTTATAAATGAATTTATTAAAGAAATAATTATAGAATTACCTGATGATGAATATGAAAAATATAAAAATAATACTGATATTAGTATATGTTCCGAAAGTAATGATAAATGTTTATATCCTTGTTTTACTGATATTAAAGATAATAATGAATGTAAATTATATGTAAAAAAATCCGATATTTATGATAAAGATAAATCATTAATAAATAAAATTATATATAAATTTATTGATTTATTATTAATTCATAAAAATATTGATAAAATATCAAGTATTTTACAAAATAATATTAATATAAATGATTTATATAAAACTTCTAAAAATAATGAAATATTTTTTAATTATATACAACACCAAAATAAATATATAAATGAATTATTTAAATCAGAATCATCCTTTATTAGAAATATTAATTTCTATGATAGAGAAAATACTTATTTAAATCAATCAGTGAAGGCAAAACCTATTAAATCTATAATTAAAGGTGTACCTAATATTATTAAAAAAATATTTCCGCATAGTAATGTATTAACATATATTGATGAAAATAATTTAGATTTTCAATCATTAGAATATAGTTTTTCAGAAATTAATAAAGAAGAAATATCTTCTGATAAATTAAAAGATGATATTTGTACTAAATTAGATAGATTTTATAAAAAATATGATAAAGATGGTAAAATTATTAAGTCATATTATTCTAGATATGATAAACATTTTGAATTAATAAATATTGATGATATTAAAGATAATATTAATAAAACTAATTATAAAATTAATCCGTTCGATTTAGAAATATTATCACAAACATATAATGATATTGGATTTTTATTGATATCTAGTAAATATTCTAATCAAGATCCAAGTAAACTTAAACATAATATATTATTAAAATATAATTATAAGAAAAAAAATAAAGATACTAAATTTATATTATTATATCACTTCTTGAATGAAGATAATGAATATGATTTATCTAATATTGTATTTAAAACAAATGGTTTGGAAGATGATGATCAATATAAATCATATTTATCGTTAGAGAAACTCTTAGAAATCCCTATGATAAAAACTATTATTGAAAATGATTATCCAGATCTTATTTAATTATCATAATTTTAATATTTCTTTTAATAATAATAATAATAATGGAATATTTATCAGAAATTAGAGAATTTAAATTACTTAGAAATTGTATTAATAATGATCCTATTTGTGATTTTTTTCAATTACAATCTCACCTTAATAATGGTTTAAACTTTGAAAAAGACGCACATAACTATTTTAATAAATATGTAAATAAAGTATCCTCTGATTTTATAGATGGATTTTTAAATAATATTATTGATAAATCTAAAGAAAT